GGAGCATAATATCACTTCTTGGTTTGTTTCAAGATCGATTAGACAGTTACGGAAGGATACTGAAGTTAAAGCAATCATCTCTTACGCTGATAGTGATTTCCATTCTGGTACAATCTATCGCGCTTGTAACTTTAAGTATTGCGGACTCACAGACCCAAAGAAAGATTTCTACTATGCAGACGGAACTAAACACTCTAGAGGCAAAATTAAAGGTGCTGAAGGAGAGTGGAAAGAACGCTCCCGCAAGCACCGATATGTAATGATGTTTGATAAGAATCTAAAACTCTTATGGTGACTTAACTCTAATATTATCTGCTCTTTTTAATTTATCGTTTACATACTGAGATGATTTAGAATATCTCATCACGTTTCTCATATCATTTAAAAATTGTTGTAGATAACCACGTTTTAATACATATATTTCTCTTTTCTTATCATTTAATCTAACTTCATACTCATAGTTTGTAATTGGAACTGTAATATTATATTTTGTTACTGTTTGATTTAATCCACTGTCCCAATAAGAAACATATGAACTAGTAGGTAGATCATCATTTTTTGGTTTTGGTAGTTTAAAATTGTAATCGACAATTTGACCAGCAGGAAGAATTAACCTATCTTTACTGTCTTTTACTTCTATAGTTTCATAAAAACGAGTTTCATTTATTGAAGTTCCATATGTTTCTTCAACAAAATCATAAATGTCTTCATCAGAAAGTGGCCACTGATCTCTGACATTCGTAATATTTGCGGAAATTAAAACAACCCAATCTAATGTTGATGAACCATATAACTCGTTTGCAACGTGATCTGGTCGTTTACCTTCAGTAATTCTATATTTTTCAAAGTTTGTTAATGAACTATAAAAATCATCTCTTAATTTAACTCTTTTGAATAAATTTTTTGCTTCAATATATTCCGAAGCAGAGTTACGAGTTGAAAGAGGTGACAAATACTCAATATTTGGTAGTTCTCTGAAGTATCCCATTTTAGTATCCTACTCCTTTTGTGTTTCCATCTGCTACATATAGTAAATCACTAGATTTTTCAACATCTCCATAATCACTGGCATAAATTGGAACAAGCTCTTGAAAAGTTAGTGACATGACCATTGATACTGGAGTTCCATCACTATATGAAGCATAAACACCTTCTCCCGTATAATTAACAGACATGTCTTTTAAAGCACACTGTTTAAATCTGTTTAAAAATGGGTGATCTTTGTTTCCTTTTCTATAATGAAGTTCAAATATATTAGGTGTTTTTAAGAAAGCCTGACCTGAAAACTTATTACCTTCTCCGGAATTTGATTCCTCTCCTTCTATTTTTGGAGCCATATTTGTTTTAAATGATCTTATAATTGATTTAACTTGATATGCCTCATTATCATCTCTTGGTGTAAACTTAAATTGAAATTGAAATTGTCTTAAAGTTGGTCCACTAAACAATAACTCCATGTTTGGATTTAATATCTGTCCTGTGCTTCTTGATAGTAACTGTTCTCCCGTAACATTTGCACCAATAATTCCAGCTGCATTTGCTGCCAAAGAACGTGTAAATGCATCTAGTGCAACTTTTGTCAAAGAAGCTGCCCCACCAGCAGGAACTAATGCGTCTTTAAATGCGGTTTCTATAGCTTTAGCAGCACCACCAGTGCTTTGATTTCCAAGTGCAGCTCCACCTTTTGACATTACATTCAATGCAATTCCACCAGCTGCCGCACCTAAAATATCTAATTTGTCTTCACCGTATCCAACAGAATTACTATCTTGTATATTTGATGGCATTGGAAGAATGATGATGTCATTAATAGAAGCAACACCAACTTTAGCTGGATTTCCAGCTGTGGATGCAGATGATGCAGTTCCGAAAGATGTACTTTCGACTAATGCTGATGTTCCACTATATCCTTTTACGGTGATTTGTAAATAATCAGTTTTGTCTGTAATTGCTTCGTAAGGATATCTAAAAACTGCCATTATCCTTTTCTAACTATTTAGACGAATATTTTGAAAAGGTATTTCTCTAGCATCGGCAAGTTCTTCTTTATATATTTCATACAACTGACCGGCAATTTCATTCCATGTATATTGGCGAACATCACCCCAATGAAAATTAATACCACGAAATCCCCATTGAAATACTTCAGTTACACCAACTAATGGATTTTGGTCATATCGTATATTCGTTGTTTTTGGATTATAGACAAAAGTATAATATTTTCCAACTTGCGGAATGCTTCCACTTTCTTGTAGAACATCCAATAACATCAGCATTATGTCATCTGGGTCTTCTTTTCCGTTGATGCTATCAATTACAGAACGAATTCGATTACTTTTATCCTCTGTTGGATTTTTTTCTTTTCTTTGTTTGACAGTTTTTCTAGGCATTACTTAATACCCAATTCTTCTTCTGTTAAAACTTTAAATTCCCACATTCTGTCTTTACAAAATTCTCTGGCAGCACTCCATTTTGCTTGATTTTTTGCATACTCATAAGCTTCATAGATATATCCTTTCGTTTGTCTTTTTGGTTTTTTAGGTGGTAAAGTTTGTCTTTTTGGTTTAACTTCAATTAAATATTTTTTTATTTCATTTGTATTTTCTTTAACCTTGATATAAAAATCAGGAAAATATCTGTGAATTCTATTATCTATTGGTGAACGATATGGTAGTGCTATTTCTTCCGATCCCCACTCAATAATGTTTTCATTCAAATCACAATAAACCATAAATTTTCTTTCCCACAAAGATCTGTATATAATGTTTGTTGGGTCTCCCTTATATTTTTCTGGGAAAGAAGGTTGATATTTTCCTTTATATGACATCTAAATATTAATAAATAAGACTCAATAAGAGTATTTAGATGGCAATACCTGCTATTCAACATTTAACAATGCAAAATGCCCCAGCATATTTGGGGAATCTTGCAAGGGTAAATCATTATCAGGTTTTTATTGATAAGGGGTGGGGGAAAGATAAAAACGGCCAAACCCCATTTATTAATCATTTAAATAATGTAACGTTGAAACCAGTTTATGGGGTCACATTTGACAGTGAATTTCAAAGACTTCTTTCGTTTGCCTGTGCAGATGCGACACTTCCAGCATCAACTTATGCAACGGCAGAAGTAAAAGACAATTTTATGGGTGTTCCTCAAGAATTTGCTCATACAAGAATTAATACGGATATTGATTTTTCTTTTTATGTAAATAGAGATTATACAATCCTTACATTTTTTGAAGCATGGATGGACTATATTTCTGGAGGAAATAGTGATGATATAAATGAACCTAGTTTATATGATAGTCGTCTAAATTCATATTATAGAAGATATAATTATCCTAAATTTTATAAAAATTTAGATGGATTTTATATTAAAAAATTTGAAAAGGACTACATTGTTCCTGGAGCACAATCTTTAACATATCAATTAATTAATGCGTTTCCAAAATCAATGACATCAATTCCCTTAGCGTATGGAGAAGCAGAAATTATGAAAGTGACAGTTACTATGAATTATGATCGTTACAGAGTTTTCAGAGAAGAAGCTGCTTTTTCTAAAGCGATCGAAATTTATAACAAAGATGGTTCTTCATCTTCATACACTTTGGAAGACGGGAGACCAACTCTGGCACAATTAGTAGACCAAGGAGTCTTCGGACCTCAGTGATAAATAATCACATCTGAATTGTATTAGGAATCATGCCTTTACCAAAAATTAATACTCCAACATATGAATTGGAGATTCCATCAACTGGGAAAAAAATTAGATATCGTCCTTTTCTAGTTAGAGAAGAAAAGGTTTTAATTATGGCACTTGAATCTGAAGATATGAAACAGATTACCAATGCCATTGTTGAAATTTTAAGCGAATGTATTTTAACAAAAGGTGTTAAAGTTACGGATCTTTCAACTTTTGACATTGAATATTTGTTTTTGAACCTTAGGTCAAAATCTGTTGGAGAAAGCTTGGAAGTAAATGTTACTTGCCCTGATGATGGTGAAACTCAGGTTAAGATGGAAATTGATTTAGATTCAATTAAAGTTCAAAAAGATTCGAATCATAATAATATCATTAAATTAGATGATACATTATCAATGAAAATGAAGTATCCATCTATAACACAGTTTGTTGAAAATAATTTTGAAATTCAAGAAGCCGGAGAAGATGTAAATAAGTCTTTAGAGATGATTACTTCTTGTATTGAAATGGTTTATAATCAGGATGAGTGTTGGTCTGCATCAGATTGTACAAAACAAGAACTGCAAGAATTTGTAGAACAAATGAATACAAAACAGTTTAAAGAAATTGAATCTTTCTTTACAACAATGCCTAAACTTTCACATACACTCATGGTAAAAAATCCAAATACTAAGATTGAAAATGAAGTAGTTTTGGAAGGGTTAGCCAGTTTTTTCAGTTAATAATGTCACATACAAGTCTTGAATCATATTTCAAGACTAATTTTGCCTTGATGCAGTATCATAAATATTCTTTGACAGAATTAGAAAATATGATACCATGGGAGAGGGAAGTATATATTACTTTACTCCAACAATATATTGAAGAGGAAAATCTTAAGGCACAGTAGTAAGTGGCATTAGAAAAACAACCATTCTTTAGCGCACCATCAATACCAAAGTTAGGGAAAAACACAGTTTCTTCCTCTATTTTTTCTAGTGTTTCAAAATCAAAACCTCAATTAAAAACTACTCCTTTTTCTTTTTTTAAACCAATTCAACCACAAAAAGAACAGGGACAAGATGTAACAAAGACGTTAACAAAAATAGTTTCTGGTGAAAATAGTAAAGATAAGCAGGTATATTCTACATTAGTTGAAACAAATAGAATTCTTGTAGAAATCCAAAAACAATTGTCTTTGGATTTTGCATCAAGAATTACTGAGAAAAAACAATCCCTATCTAGTTTAAGAGCATCCATTTTAAAGAAGAGGTCTGTTCAGAAAGAAAAGGCAATAGAATCAGTTAATAATGATTCTGGATTAATTCGTGGCGCATTTGATAAGATTACAGCTCCTGCAAAAAGTATTTTTGACAGAATCATACAGTTTTTAACAACAATAGCAACTGGATTTTTAGTTAATGCTGCTTTTTCATGGTTGTCTGATGAAAAAAATCGACAAAAACTTCTTGAAGTATTTAAGTTTTTAACAAATCATTGGAAGTGGTTAGTTGGTATTTTTATTGGTGCAAAACTTGTAGGTGCGATTATAAAGATTGTAAATCTTGTTAGAAGACTTAAAGGTCTTGTTGAATTAATTCGAAGAGTTTGGGGTAAACCACCAAAACCACCTAGTGGAGGTACAAGTCCAAAAGGTGGTGGACCAGGACCTGGGCCTGGAACTCCAGATTTCTGTAAAGGAGTTTATGCTTGCATAGCAGGTGGAATTGCACAGTATATAAAATTATTTACACCTTATTTTCAACCAATATCAACACCAGTTAATCCACCAACTGGTACACCAGTTAGACCACCAATACCAGTTTCTCCAATATTTCAACCAGGTCCAACAAACCCAATAACAGCACCGACGCCATCACCACCACCTAAAGGAACTCCTTTAGGACCAATTACCTTACCTAATCCATTAGGTCTTCCAGATTGGGGTAATTATACTGCTTATGGCGCACTAGCTAGTTTAGCAATTCCAGCAGCAATTCTTGCTGCTCCAGCTCTTGGTATTGGTGGTGGAGTTGGAGGTGGTGGAGCAGCTCTTACAGGAGGAACAGCAGTTGGGGGACTTGGATTACGTGCTCTTCTTTCTAGGGGAATAACAAAAATTCCATATGGTTCAAGAGCATCATCATCAATTCCCAAAACCCTTCCAAATAGATCAGGTTCCATATTCCAAAGTATATACAATCGTTTAAAACAATTGCCTGATGATGAATTAAAAAAACTTCTTAGTAATAGAGATGCAGACACTAGAAATGCTGCATTGAGAATAATACAAGAAAGAGGTGGTGGTATTCCAAAAGGAATTCAAGAACAAATTAAGTCTGGAACTTTTTCCCAAGGTGGAACTGTTGGAGGAACAGGACCTGGAAATGTAGATAGCGTTCCTGCAATGCTTGCCCCAGGTGAAGAAGTTGTCAGAACAAGTGAGGCAATGCGTTGGAGACCACTTTTAAAAGATATTAATGATAATGGCGCAACAATGTGGACTGATTTCACAGATGCAATTAAAAAACAAGAAGAAAATAATACATATCAAAGACAAATTAATTTCCAATTTTCTAATCAATTAAATGATCTAAATTCTGAATTAGAAAATTTAATCAATCAAGAAAAAAATAAAAAAATTAGAGATGCTGGTGTAAAAATTACTCCACCAGTAATTGGAAATATTCCTCCACAAGAAGGGACAAGAAGAGGTGGACCATCAGATGTTAATCCACCAGTACCACAAGTTCCAGGGAGACCTACAAAAGCACCAGAACCTTTTACTGGATCAGTGCCCGCTGATGGGGGACAAGTTTCTCAACCTTCTCCAACTCCTGCTCCTGCACCACAACCTGCTCCTGCACCACGACCCACCCAAACTCAAACAGAGCAACCAATACAACCAATTTCAGAACCAACTCCATCTATTCCTTCACAACCTTCAGGTCCAACCCAAGTAAAAGTAGAACCATTCAGACCTGAAACTTCATTTATAACACCAATTAAACAACCACAAAAAAGTTATGCTCTTAAACCAGCATCAAAACCAAATGTTTCAATTGCGCCATTTTCTCTTCCACCAATTGTTTCACAATCATCTGGTGGAGAAATGGCACAGAAATCTGTTTCTGATGCATCATCTCGCCCAGATGTGTATTCTACAAATCGCAGCAATAATTATATTGCATATGCTGCAAATGCCTATGGGTTGGTACAATAGGTGAGGGTAAGATAAATGGAAACAAAAGAACTACAAAAGTTAAAAATTAACGCCAGTAAAATCAATAGTCTTTTAATTAGAAATAATAAACAGTTTAGAAAACTAAGATTAAACGAAAGCACTTTTATAAAAAATCAACAAGAACAAGAAAAAAAATCATTAAAAGAACAAACACTAGAAAAATCATCTACAGTTAGAAAGGCATTATCTAGTATTAAAGATAAAATAATGTCTGGTCCAATGAGTATCTTTGATAAGATTAAAGAATTTTTTGGTATTATTTTTGTAGGATTTTTAGTGAATGCTTTACCAGGAATAATTGGAAGAATAAAAAAATTCTTTCAGGATAATCCACAAATAATAAATGCTGTAAAAGAACTTTTTAAATTTCTTGGTGATATAACCATGGAATTTATAAAAATAGTAAATTCGATCACACCGAATCAGCAAGAAAAATTGAATACTGAACGTAAACAAGTTGATGAAGGAATCAATAGTCTTGATAATGAACTTAATATTATCGATAAATTGATGAATGGTTTGTTTTCTGTTTTTAATGCAACATCTTCACCTCAAGTTCCAACTGTAAGTAGTCCAAATTATTCTAGTTTTATTGCAGGTGGTGGTAAAGCTGCGGTTCAAAAAGGTAGGTCTGTTTCGCAAGTTATTAAACAAGGACAGCAAAATATTTCAAGATTTAATTCTGGTCCAAGAGCTCCAACAACCGGGCAACCACAACCAATAAACAGATTTAATAATCCATATCAACCACAACCAGGAGTTCCGATTCAGTCTTTTGCTGAAGGAGGAACAGTTCAACCAACATCACAAAAGACAAAACAAGATGTTGGAACTGCATCAGAAGCAACTAAGTCAAAAGTTACTTCAGGAACATTTGCAAGAGGAACTGCAAAAGGTAAGAAAGCAAGACAATCTGTCAATTCATTTAGATTTTTTAAAACAAATACGCAGATTTCCGAAGCGAATCTAGCTCAACAAAATGAAAATAATAATTTATTTGAAAGATTATCAAAAAATCTTAAATCTTTTACTAAACTTGTAAGTGGTAGAAAGGGTGAAAAAGAAACACCACCTGGTGATGGTGATGGAAATGGTTTACCCCCTGGTGGTGAACCTGTTGTTACTGGAGGTACTTCTGATTTTTGGTTACTATCTCTCATATCTCTTTACGAAAATACAAATCCACAAGGTGCCGCAGATGTGGCACAATCAATTTACAATAGAATGGCAAATCGTGGACAATCTGCAAAACAAGTTATTCTTGCAGAAAATCAATATCAACCAGTGAGAAAATTTGGTGGATATAGTGAATGGGGAAAGGTTGTTGATAGAGAAACTGCAATTGCACATATTAAAAAATATCCAGGAAATGGTGCATCTGTAAAGGGATTGGATGTTGTTGCACAAGCACTTTTAGATTCATCAAAACAATCTGAAGCTGCAAAGTTTGTTGGTATCCTTCCAGATTTTAGAAATCAGGGATACGAACAGAGGAATGATGAAATGACAGATGATAAATCTAGGCATAATCATACATTCGGATTTAATCGTGGAGGATCTCGTGGAAAAATTACAAAACCAGCACAAGTTCCTTCTTTTGTTGAGGCAGATGTTCTTACACAATATACACCAACTGAATTGATAGGAACAAATACTGCTTTCCAAGGAAAAACAGGTAGGGTAACTGGAGAACATTTTCATATAGGTCCATCTCAACTTTTAAATTTAAAGACTTTACAAGCCGAAAATAATGGAACTCCTCAAGGATTAATAGATGCCAGACAAGCGGCATTTAGAGTAGCAAAAGCTTTAATTGCAAGGAGACAAGCATTTACTTTTACAAATGCAGGCATTGCCATTAATCCAAATGAAAGAATAACCGACCAACAACTTCGTAATTATATTTTATCCGAACAAAATGCTCATATGTCTAGAAGTATGGGTAGTTCTTGGGGTGGTGTTGACATTTATGCTCATAAATCTGGTATGGACGTACCTATTCCAGTTGGACAAGTTGTTTTTCATGGTGATGGATTTGGTTATAGAGCATTGTTACAAGGAACAAAAGGATTTGTTGCACACTTAACACCAGGATCCAAAGCAACACCACTGGATAAAATTAAAAAATCAGAATCACCATCAAAACCAATTATTAAACAGACTGATTTAGATAGATTAAAAACTGTAATAAACTCTAGTCCTGGGAGTGGACAAGAAGTTAGAATTCCAGGTGTTGGAACTTATGTGAGGGGGAAAGATGGACTTTTTGCAGTAGACAAATATTTTGATGAAAGTGGAAATAGGATAACTGTAAATGAATTTTACGATAGACTTGAAAAAGTAAAAAAAGAAAGTAATTTGATTTCTGCCACTGCAAATACTTCTATTGATGTTGCAAAAATAGAGAGAGGAAACTTGGATATGAAAAATAGTTCAGATTCAAATACAATTATAGCATATGCAGTACAACCTGTTGTAAGTACAAAAACAACAACTAGATATGTAAAAGGACCAAAAGAATATGTTTATCTTGAAAGTGATTCTTCACAAGATATTTCAAACTGGGAGCTAGTGTAAAATGGCAAGACAAACTCGTCCATCTCCTTATGATCAGATTTTAATAGAAAATGATACGAGATCAGTTGATATTAAATTAGCGACCACGACTTTTTCATATTATGAAAGTTTATTTTCACCACATATTACCGCAACTCTTTCTTTTGTTGATACTGGCAATAGTATTCGAGCGGAAAATACACAAGATACTCAAGAAAGAGTTGGAACAGTATTTTCATCTTTACCAATTAGAGGTAAAGAAACAGTTAAGGCAATTATAAGAAGTGAATCTGGTGGATCATTAGATTTTAGTAATTATCCTCTTTATGTGACTGGAGTTGTTGCACCTAAAGATGAATTTTCTAGGCAGGTAGTATTGCTCAATCTATCCTCAGAATCTGCAATCAAGAATGAAAATAAAACATTGTATAAAAAATATTATAATAATGTTGGAAATACTGTTAGGCAAATTTTAACAAACGAATTAGAAATACCACCTTCTCGTATTTCTGTCGAATCAACTTCAAATGCATATGCATTTCCAGGTTGTGCAAGACGTCCATTTGATACTATTTTATCATTGGCACCTAAATCTATTTCTTCTTCTGGAATACCAGGTTATTTCTTCTGGGAATCTAAAGAATATTTTAATTTTAAATCCATAGATTCTTTAGTTAAATCTCCATCAGTCCAAACGTATACTTATACTGATGTAATTTCACGCGCCGAACAAAGTAATTTCTACATTCTGAATTATAACTATACAAAAAATCAGAATGTTTTATCAGCACTCAGAGCTGGAGTCTACAAAACTAAAAATGTATTTTTCAATCCATATACATTTCAGTATGATGAAATATATGTAAAACTATCTGAGACTGGATTTGAATATATGGGTAATAAACCAGAATATTCTGAAGAATTTGAATCTGCTACTGCTTTTACTAGAACAAATTATTTTGTATTGGATACCGGCAATATGGAAGTTGGATTAAGCACCAGCATCAATAATGATCCTAGATTATATCATGCAAAATCTATCATGAGATATAATTTATTGTTTACTCAGGTATTAAATATTGTTGTTCCATGCAATCTAAATTTACAGGCTGGTAAAAACTTGGACATTAATTTTAGAAAATTAACAAGTGAGAATAAAAGCGAAGGTAGTTTTGATGAAACTTTGAGTGGAAAATATTTGATAGTTCATCTAGCTCATCATTTTACTCCAGAAGGTCAATATGGATCAACAACACACATGACTTTAGTTCGTGATACATATGGTAAATATACTGGCGGGGGAAATAGTTAAATGTTTAAACCAGGATTTTTTGGAAAAACTCCTCCTAGATTTTGGATTGGACAAATTCCCCTAGGTCAATTAGAAAATAAAACTAGTGCTCAAAAATGGGGAGATAGAGTTAAGGTTAGAATAGTTGGATATCATCCTAGTGAATGTGGTCTATTACAGGATGATGATTTACCATGGGCAATTGTCCTCCGTCCAACCTCTCATGGGTCTCTAAATAGAACATCAACAGGTCTTGTTGGTGGTGAATGGGTTTTGGGATTATTTTTAGATGATGATTATGAAAAACCATATATTGTAGGTGTTTTTGGTAGAAGTGATCCAACTTATGAAATATCTGCGACCGAACAAGTAAATAATGGATGTACTGAATTCAAAAAAACTTTGAATTATTTCAATCCTATTACACCATCTCCAGCAAATTTATATGGATCAGGGGATAAAACACCAAAAGGGAAGAAAACTCCAGAAAAGAATATACCATCAAGCTCTTTCAGAAAACGAAAATAAAAGTGAACAATAATGGCAGACAATTCTAAGTTACCAAATGCAATTAATTTTGATTTAAATAATCTTTTTTATGATCAAAATTCATTATTGAATGGTACTGATTTATTTTCCGGTGATGCTAGAATACTGCAAACAAAATGGGATACGATTGGTAATATACAATTTTATGAACTAAGTAATCAGAAATGGCATGTTGGTAATCCGTGTGGAGAAGGAATATTAGGTGGAATTAATCACAATATACAAAAATTATTTGAAATATTAAAAACCGTTCAAAAATTTAATGATGTATACGTTCAGGGAACAATTAATAAAATTCAAAAATTACAAGGAAAAATTCGATCTATAATTTCTGCAATAACTGGAATTTTAAAAACTCTTATTCAAAGACTTCGTAACTGGATTTTTAATAAAATTAAAGGATTAATTGAAACTGCTTTAGAAAAATTATTACCTCCTCTATTAAAAACAATTAAAGAATCATTGGGTGAGGCAATATTTGATCAACTATTTTGTGCATTTGAAAAAATTATAAAAGGATTATTTGATTTGGTTGGAGATTTTGTATATTCTCTTATCGGTCAAATTATTAATGCACCACTATGTGCTATAGAACAGTGGACAAATGCATTAATCAATAAATTAGTTAATCAGATCGATTCTGCTCTTGAGCCTATTTTTGATCAAATAAATGACATCTTATCTGGTGTTGCACAAATTAGTGGTTCTGTTAGTAGTGCAATTAGCACAATCCTAGGATTTCAAGGATTTTTATGTGGACAACCAGATTGTCCTGTATTACAAGAATTCGTCAATGATTTAAATGGTAGTGTAAGTCCAACAGCAATTGATAATTTTAATAAATTTAATTTTGGTATTTCTGATACTTTTGTTGGAGAAATCACTCAAACTGCAAACGAGTGGTTAGATGATTTCTTCGGACCAGATTCGAATACATCACAATCTCCAGGAGAATGTTACACCGGAACATTTGAATGTGGAATTCCTCAAATTATTCTTTTCGGTGGTGGTGGTTCTGGAGCAGTTGCACAGACAGTTGTAAATAAAATAGGACAGGTCGTTGGTGCGAATTTACTGAGTGGTGGAAGTGGTTATAAATCTCCTCCATTTGTCTCAATTGTTGATCCTGCTGGTTGTGGTGTTAATGCTTCTGGATATGCAATTTTAGGTGAAGATGGAGATAATGAAGATGAAGTCGTTGAAATAGTAATAACAGATGATGGTAGTGACTATAGTGATAATTATAATGGAGGAGCGCCGGTTATATCATCATTTCTTGGTTCCCCTAATCCATTAGTTGTTGGAAATTCTGTATCAATAAGATGGGATGTATCAAATACGGATACAGTGTCTCTTGATGTTCCTGGATATGAAACTCTACCATTGATTGGTGAAGTAATCATTCCCGTAACAGTAAATGATGTGACATTTAGTCCTGGTGAAGATTCAACAACAAAAACTTTTACTTTAACAGCAACTAAAATAAATTTAGATTCAACTCCACAACAAACAACTAGAACTTTTATTCTAACAGTTTTAAAAGCTGGCACATCAACAGATTTACAAATAAACACATCACCTCCAGAAATTGTAAGCTTTACAGCATCACCAACGTCTGTAAATCCTGGAGATATTATTAATCTGACATGGCAATCACTAAACTCAACATCAGTTTCATTAAATGTTGATGGATTAAGTAGTTTACCCTCGAATGGAAGTGTAAGTGTCGTAATACCTTCAAATTACAGTTTTCCATCTGGTGGGGGAAATGGAACAAACATTTATACATTAACAGCGACAAATTCAAATGCACCTACAGCAAATCAGACTGATACTGAAAGTGTTAGTGTTTATATACTAAAACCATCTGTTATATTAGATGGTGATCAAGATGAAGATGGTGAAGATGAAGATGGCGAAGATGGTGGTGATGGTGATGGCGCTGTTCAAGATGTTGTTGATGGTGGAATTCAGCAAAATAATGATACTTCAGGAACTGGTAATAATAATGCGGTTTCTACTATCATAGGAGTTGATATTATTAATACGGGAATAGGATATACTCCTGGAGATATGGTATCTGTTGATGGTGGAAATAATGGATCCGAATTTGAGCTACAAACAAATGAAATAGGACAAGTTGTTGGTATTAATATTATTTCTCCTGGTTACGGATTTACAACAATTCCAAGATTATCTATTGAAAGTAGTACTGGACTGGGTGCGGAATTTAGAACCAGGCTTAAATTTATACCATTAAATGAATTTTTAAGAAATATGAAAATTCAAACAATTGACCCAAATAAACTTGTTCAGGTTGTTGATTGTGTTGGAACCACTAGAGCAACAATAAATAATCCATTATAGAATTATTTTTAAATGACTAGACCAGCACCAGACTACACACTTGGAGATAATACACATGCTCTCATACATTGTGGTCCTTTAGGTCCAGAATCTAAAGATGATGGTCGTGATCTAACTATCATGACATCTGCTGGTAATCATGTTGTTTATGGAAAAAATGGAAATAAAGTCGAGCATATCCAAGGAACTTATAGAGAAACATGTGGTCATAATCTAGATCCAGAGCAAAAAGATAATCCTGCAAGAACTATTTGTGCAGCAAATGGGGACATTGATTTAGTCGCCAGTAATGGAAATATTCGCCTTTCTGCAAAAAACATATATTTTGTGACTTCTGGTGAAGATGGTCAAGGTAATTTTATCGTAAATTCGAATGGACAAGTAACTCTTGCAACTGGTGGTGAAATGAGACTTGCTGCTGGAACAATGTGTTTAGTTTCTGCAAAAAGTATTAATATTAATAGTAATCTTAGAATTTCTGGAAAAATTTTTAAAGGAAGTGCAGTTTCCTCTGCAAGTACATTGCAGGCATTGTTAGCAGGAAACTGGGCACAACTTCTAACAAGTCTATCTCAAACCTGTAAATAAAATGTTTGATTATTTAAACTGTTCTCAATTAGAAGTTCAATCACCAATTTCTGGCGGTGCTCTTATTATTCCGCAAGGATTTTGGGAACCAGGGTCGGCATCAATTCATAAGTTGCATTGTGGGCAGGGAGCAACCTTAACTCCATTTTCGGCATCTTTAGTTGTTGGACCATCAGTAACTTCACCACTATCAATTAATACTACTGGCCTTGAAGTTTTAACTGGAGTTAGAAATCTTTTTGGAGTTGATTCAACTATTGGATCCGATATTAGTTTAGGAGCCTTAGATGTATCATATTCTGCACTTGGAAACCAAGTTAATGGTCTTTTGGTTGATGTTGTCCCATCATATGAAAATATTACACCATCAGATTCTCTAAGTGCTGCCAAGGGATTACTTAATGGTGGATGGTTCTATAACGGTCGTCCAATTTCCACAGAACCAGATGCTACGTCTGACGCTCGTTTGAAGAAGAATATTGAACCTTTTCAAAATGGATTGGAAATTATTTTAGAATTAAATCCCGTTCGTTTTGATTGGAGAGAAGACTTGTGTCCAACTTCATTTTTACAAGAATTCAGAGAACCAGATGATGAATATGGATACCCCGGAAAAGTAAAAAGACAATATGGTTTAATTGCTCAGGAAGTTGAAAAAATTGCTCCAGATTTAATTGGAGAGAAAAAAATGTATGATGAAGTTTATAAATTAATTCGTTATGAAAAGATTGTTCCTATTTTAATTTCTGCCGTTCAAGAACAACAGAAACAGATAGAAGAACTGAAAACTGAAATAAAGATTCTTAAAGAAAATAAATAAAAAAAATTGAAGATATACAATAATGGATGAAAGTTTAAAAAATCAAGTTGTAGATATTCTAAGTGAAGAGCAAAATGAATTAGATGGATGTTTAGATAATCCAAGTGATGTTAGGGCTCCAAAACTTATAGAAAGAACAAGCATTACTCAGTCACCTAATGGAACGTGGAAAAAACAAGTTGGTCAAGAGGAGAGTAATTTAGTTGATGGAAGCATTGATCAATCCAAAAGATCTGGAATAATAAAAAAAGCAGAAACACTACAAGAATTTTGCAAAGACGTAGATAATAAAATTCTAGAATTTAATTCTAGAATCAATGCAAAGAAACAAGAGATAGTTAATCTCTCAATTTTAGCAACAAATGGAAATTGTTGGCCTGGAGTTGCACGTAGTGATGCACCGTACACTGGAATCACATCATCTTATAGTTCTTCTGTCACTATGAATGGTGAAGTTGAAAGAATAAAAATATATCCAAAAATGGCTGGACCAAACAAAGATTATGGTGCAGAAAACGTTTTTGAACCAGATACAATTTATATTATGACACCAGAGTATGCTGGATATGGATATAAAAATTTACCAGAAAATGTTTATTATAAAAATAAAGATGGAACATCAACTGGATTAGGAACAGATGGTAGTGGAACAAATATAGGTTCTGGAAGATTTGATATTTCTACAACAACTTCAGATCATAATGCAAGACTTGTAAGTTTTTTACCATATCGTTATTATGATGGTGCAGGTGTCGCACCAAACGCTTCAAATACATCAGTCACTGGATCGACTTGTGTTTCTATTGCCAATAGTATAACATCAATTTATAATGAAATTATTTCATTAAGAAAAGAAAGAGATAGTTTAAGATCTGACTTGAACACGATAAAAGAAAATAAATCAGAAAAAGAATTGGCTTCTTGGGGAATGAATAGAATTGAAAATCGAGTAAAAGCAAGAAAAACTAAAAACATATCTGCAATAGAAGCAGTGAAAAAATTTGCACCTAGTGGAACTATCAATGAAGATGGATTAGTTTTATACCTAGATGTCGCTGATTCTGAATCTTACTCTGGTATTGGAACTTCTTGGAATGATCTAAGTGGTAATGGATTAAATGCAACTCTATTCCCAACAAATTCACCAGCATCTTATGAATATTCTGATGGAGGATTCCTTACTTTTAATGGATCTGATGAATATGCTCAGACAGTTACAAAATCTTCCACTATAATTGGGCCTGGAGATTGGACTATAGAAACTTGGTTTAGAGTGAATGGTCCACCGTCAAGTATAACTAATGTCATTGTTGATACACTTCCAACATCTTCAACTGGTAATATTTTACATGTAACTTATGATAATTTCCATGAACAAGTATTAACCACTGGTGAAGTGATACCTAAGAATAGACTTGTATATTCCACAAGATCTACTGCACTTAGTCCATATTCTAGCTTAGTTGGTCCAGAAATTACAAATGGACTTTGGTATCATGGTGTTGTTGTAAGAAATGGAGCAAACAATACTAAGATTTATTTAAATGGAGTTCTCAGTAATACTTACAGTAGTCTTTACGGAAATCTATCAGTTGGCAATTCTAATTCTGTGTCTATATCTAAATTTACAGATTATAATACATTTTCCAATATTTCTGTTTCTGTGGTTAAAGTTTATAGCAAGGCATATACTGATGATGAAATTCAGCAGAAATTTAATGCCTCAAAAAATCGCTATGGACTTCTTGGGTGAGACCCCTTGACAGGGGTGCCAAGACCCCCTATAATATGGGGGTAATCAACGGAACAACGAATGAGCAGCAACACTGAATGTGTACAGGGCATTGTAATTGATATCTGCACCAAGTCTTTTCTTCTTCTTAGTGATGAAGGAAATACCAAAACTGTACAGTGTGATAATACTGAAGAGTTTATGAACGTTCTAGAAGTTGTTACTGCAAATCTTAATCCAGAACAGATTCAATATGCAGACCTTGCAGTTTATGGGAAATGATGCTATAATATAAATATCGACAAACGACCAAATGGAAGTTTTCACTGTGGAAGAATTTCAAAAAAAATTTGATGAACTAATGGAACGAGTTGAAAATGGTGAGCGAATAGGAATTATCAACGAAGACGGGCAGGCAGCAGTTATGATGCCCACAGATGATGATCTCATACGAATACACACTGAGTTAAACAACGAAGCTCAGTAGTATTCTGAGTTTTTATGCGAGTGAGACTTGGTAGTCAGAGGAGTCTTATAAACTCTTTCCGCCAGATTAGCGGCTTTGACCTGGTTCGAATCCAGGCACTCGTATTGCTATTCGTCATTTGCGAATAGCGAATGTAGGTCGTATAGCAATCTGTTCGAATGCAGCGGTCTCATAAACCGCCGAAGGTGGGTTAGATTCCCACTGCGACCACCAGCCCGATTAGTCCAGCGGAAGAGACAGAGCACTTAAAATGCTTCCAGGGTCGGTTCGAATCCGACATCGGGTATTAAAAGTTCGTTTCTTATAAATAGTTACAGGGAACGAACTATTATGTCTATTAAACACAAACACCATATTATCCCCAGACATATGGGTGGAAGTAACGATAAAGAAAACTTAATAGAAGTTACTGTTGAGAAACACGCTATGTTCCATTATTGTAACTGGAAACTTTGGGGAAAAGAAGAAGATAGAATTGCTTGGAAAACTTTAAGTGGACAAATGACTTTAAGTGAAGCACAGTATGCGGCAATAAAACTTGGCGCTAAAAAAACTGGTCAGGTAATGAAAAACAAAATGAAGGATGAGAAATTAAAAGAAGAATGGTCTAATATGAAAAAAGAACACTGGAAAAGAGAAGAATATAGAGCAAAACAAATACCACATCTTTTAGAAATACAGAAGACCGCAAGTGTTTTGGGAAATAGTGGAGAAGGATTGAAAAAGAAAAAAGAGACATATAAGAGGATAGGACATCAGCAAGGAACTAATAACTCTCAATATGGTTCTATGTGGATTACTAATGGGACAAGAGAGGGATCATATAGAATAAGTAAGAACGAATCTATTCCAGAAGGATACAGAAAAGGAAGAGTATGTAAGTAAAAATAAATATAAGATATGGGAAAACCCCAATGTCTTATCGCATCGATACTGCATACTGCTGGTATAACAACGGCAGTATGATTGTGAAAATGTACTTCATTAATCATATACCTTTTACGTTTGATGAACTACCAGATGGGCACTTATATGACCATGATCTTTGCAGAGCAGCAGATAAAGAAAGAACATTTGAACCAGAAGACTTATATAGATCTTCATTCTATCTCATAGATGAAGAAGCACATCCTTTCCTATTTCCTATTGAGTTAGAAAATCCTGAAGATATGCCAGAAGAATTAGAGTTTGAATATGATGAAGAGGATTTAATGGAATAAATAAAACAAGAAATAAATTGGTTCATATAATCCGATGCCTCTTAATAAACTAGAGAATTTTATCAAAAATTATGAAGGTAGAATTCTATATGTAAACTCAAATGATCTTGATGCAACTGACAGTATCACTAATCAAGGTAATTCTCTCACAAAGCCTTTTAAAACAATTCAGAGGGCATTAATTGAGGCTTCTAGATTTTCTTTTGTTATTGGTGAAGAGAATGATTATAATGGTAGAACAACTATTCTTGTATTTCCAGGCGAGCATATAATTGATAACAGACCTGGATTTGGTATTCGCAAAACTGGAACATCTACTGCAAGTGCCGTGGCACCTAATGGGGATGTTACATCTCCAGCTTCCAGTAAATTTACACTTACTTTAGAATCTAACTTTGATTTAAGTCAGGAAGACAATGTTCTTTATAAATTTAATAGCATTTATGGTGGAGCAATCATTCCACGTGGAACTTCAATTGTTGGTCTAGACCTTAGAAAAACAAAAATTAGACCAAAATATGTTCCAAATCCAACTGATGAATTAGCAGGAAACTCTGCGATTTTTAGACTTACTGGACAATGCTACTTTTGGCAGTTTACTTTCTTTGATGCTGATGAAAATAGTTTAGTATATACCGATCCTAGAATTTTTAGTGCTGGATCTGGTAATTTAGCAACACCAACATTCTCACACCATAAATTAACATGTTTTGAATATACGGATGGTGTTAATATTCCTACGGGATATGAGATTACAGATCTCGATATGTATTATGCAAAGCTTTCTCAAGCTTTCAACGAAGGTTCTGGAAGACAAATTCCAGCAGCTCAAAAATATCCTCTGGCACCAAAGGCATTTACAAAAGAAAGAGCAGAATGGGAAATTGTTGGTGCATTTGCAGAAGATCCTGTACCCATTACAAATATTATTTCTGGTGATGGAGCAACTCCAAGTCCGATTGTCACAGTAACAACTATTGAAAGTCATGAATTGACAGTTGGAACCCCAATTAAAATTCGTGGTCTCAATGTACAAGACTATAATGTTTCTACTGTAGTTGCTTCAGTTATCGATGATAAAAATTTCACATATATTTTACCATTTGTAAGAAATAATCTTCCAGCATCTCCATCCGGTTCTGCAACAGTTACAATTGAAACTGATACGGTAAAAGGCGCATCACCATACGTCTTTAACTGCTCTCTCCGTTCTGTATGGGGTCTTAATGGAATGCACGCAGATGGTAGAAAAGCATCTGGTTTCCGTTCAATGGTTGTCGCCCAGTTTACTGGTGTTTCTCTACAAAAAGATGACCGCGCATTTGTCAAGTATGATCCAGTCACAAGAACTTATTCTGGTATTCCAATATCAAAAGTAACTGGTTCTTTACTATCATCTGGATCAGCCTCTACTGATAACAATAGAGTTTATCACTTAGATCCCAATGCAATGTATCGTACAGGTTGGGAAACAAGTCATATTAAATTATCAAATGATGCATTTATTCAGATAGTTTCTGTTTTTGCAATCGGATTTACTCGCCATTTTGATTCTCAAAGTGGCGGTGATGCTTCTATTACAAACTCCAACTCTAACTTTGGTCAAATTGCCGTAGTTGCAAATGGATTTAAAAAAGAAGCATTCTCCAAAGATGATACTGGATATATAACTTCAATTATTACACCAAAATATATACCTCCAACAGAAAGAAATATTGATTGGTTTTCTATTGATGTTGGTCTAACAACATCTGTAGGAATTACTAGTCATCTTTATTTGTTTGGATTTAATACAAGAGATAATATTCCACCGAATCTTATTCAAGGATATCGAGTTGGTGCTAGATTAGATGATAGGATTTATTTGGATCTTCCAAATGGCACTACGAAAAGTGCAAAAATCTTAATGTCTGAAAATGTTCTTGGTAATGGAGTAGTTTCTATTGAAGGAAATACATCATCTGTTATGGAGTATTTGGTCACACAAACTGCATCTGACCCTCCATATGAAAATCTACTACTTTCACCAAATCATAAGTTACAGACAGGACAGAAAATAATTATTGTAAGTGAAAATGGAGATCTTCCTGAAGGGATAGTCGAAGATAGAGTATATTATGCAATACCAGTAAATGATGGTTATAGCAATAAAATAAAAGTAGCATCTTCATTTACAAACGCTTCTAATGGAATTGCTCTACCTTTATATGGTGGCACCAGACTAAGAATTTTAAGTAGAGTATCTAATATTGATTCTGGTGAAGCTGGATCTCCAATTCAATTTGATCCAAATAAAAATAATTGGTTCCTCCATGTTGAAAGGGATAATGAAGTTTATAATTCAATTAATCAACTTGGAGTAGTTGGATTCGAAGAACCCAGAACAGATGTTACTTATTTTAAGCGAGTTGGTGATGATAGAAGTATTGATGATAAAGTTTATAAAGTTCGTCTTGTCATCCCAAAAGATGTACCAAATGCAAAAGATCCATCAGAAGGATTTGTAATTCAAGAATCAAGTACGACTGGAGCTCTTACAGAATCTGAATTTAGTCTGACTTCAATTACCGAAACGGACATTTACTTCAATAGAAATCCAAAATATATCAGCACATGTACTTATATTCCTAATCCTCTTGGATCTGGACCAGGAACTATAGAAATTACTTCAGAAAAACCACACAAGTTAAATATCGGAGACAGAGTTCTTATTAAGAACGTTAAATCTTCTGAAAATTTATTAGGAATCGGGGTTTCTGGATATAATGGAGATTTTACTGTTCTTAGCGTTCCTAGTGATAAAAAGTTTGTCTATTCGGCAGTTGATAATGACGGATTAGAGCACAACGTTGGTATTTTCTCAGGAACATTTTCAAGAAATATTAATTTACCTAGATTTGAAAGAAATGATCTAAAATCAAATCTTTTCATCTATAGATCAGATGTTATTAGCAAGTATGATTATACTGTACAAGATGGAATTTATCATTTATATATTCTTAATGCACAAAATGCTGTTCCAGAACATTTCACTGACTATAAGTATGGACAGAATATTGTAAATCTTTATCCACAATTAGATAGAGATAATTATGATGATAACCCACCAGCAGCAGCAACTTTTGCCAAAAGATTTCCTGTAGGTGATGTTGTAACTAATGACCTGAAAAAAAGTATAACAAGAGAAACATTAGACGTTATCTTAAAGAAATTATATGCATCTCCAAAAGTTGAGAATATTTCTCCAACTTCTGTAGGAGTAACGACAATTACAACTTCTCTTGAGCACGGATTTGGCGGTCTTGTTGCAGTTTCTTCAATTAATTCTGGATCTGGATACACTGATGGAACATTTTATAATGTAAGACTTTTAAATTCTGATGACAGTTGGAATGGAGCAACCGCAAAGGTTATAATTTCTAGTGGAGTCATTTCTTCCGTTGAAATTATGGACGGTGGATCTGGATATATTGCTGGTCAAACATTAAAAGTTAGTGGATATACTGGTTCAACAGTAACTATTTCAAATTCTGTAATTTCATCTCCGGTAAATAATTCTATTCAGATCACTGGTGTCGGAACAGCATCTGATTGCTTATTTAAAATTGTAAGTGTTCCTTCTAGTAAGTCAATTGCCGTTGCCAGAACAACCGGTGATCCTGTAATTTATCCAGGTCAATACTTATTTAATGTTGCTCCATCTACATTAATATCCTCGATTCAATACAATGAACAGGTAGGTATCAGTACAGTAACTTGTTCTTCTGCACATGGATTAACTATTGGTAATAAAATTAAAATAATTGATAATTCAAATAATAACCTTGGAGATTATATTGTTTCCCAAACAGTGGGAATTAATACAATTATAATCAGGTCAAATGTTAGTTTTTCTGCCAACAGAATATTAAAATATGGATTCTCGGCAAATGATTTGTTCTCAGCAGCAGGAGGAGAAAATCTTGCAAGCAGAGGAATATCGCTTTATGCTAATGAATCTGCTATTCTTAATGAGAATTTAACAACAGAATCTTCTTCCAATATTTCAACATTCTCTATCATTGCAAATGATGGACAAGGTGGAATTGGAATTGCAACTGTATTCAGATTCCCAATAGGATCTTATATCCAAATTGGTGAAGAAATTATGAGAGTATCTAGTAGTACTCTCACTGGCAGTGGAAATAATAAAATTTCAGCTATTCGTGGGTACTTTGGAACAAGAAGAATCAGTCATGAAAAAGGTTCATTAATTAAAAAGATTAATGTTTTACCAATTGAGTTTCGTAGACCATCTGTAGCACGTGCCTCTGGACACACATTCGAATATCTTGGATATGGACCTGGAAACTATTCAACTGGTCTTCCACAAATCCAAACAAAGACTCTAACGGATAGGGAAGATTTTCTTGCACAATCACAAGAACAATCTGCCGGACAGGTTATTTACACTGGTATGAATAGTGATGGAGATTTCTTCATTGGAAATACCAAATATTCCGCATCTTCCGGAACACAAGAGACCTATGACATTCCGATTGCGACTGTAACTGGCCAAGATCCATCAAGATTATCTGTTGTATTCGATGAAGTTATTGTTAAAGAAAGAATTCTTGTTGAAGGTGGAAAATCCAAGCAAATCCTATCTCAATTTGATGGACCAGTAACCTTTAATGAAAACATCATTATGAATGATGAAGTTAAAATTAATGGTGAATTAATTCTCGGAAATCTATTAAAGCAAAATAGTAATATAGATTCCAATTCAACAAATACTGGTTCTATTATTACAAAAGGTGGAATTGGTATTTCTAAGAATGTTAATATTGGAGGTAATCTTAATGTTACTGGAATTGCAACATTCAATAATGAAGTTTCATTTAATAGTGGTCTAGTTCCCGACAATCTAGAAGATGCTTACTTGGGTAGTCCTTCTAAACCATGGGCTTCTGCCTGGATTGCAGGAATTGGAATTGCGACAGAAGGGGTTCCTGGAGGGACAGAAGTTGCAGACAGAACAATAAATGCCTGGACTGGTGATTTAGTTCTCACATCTCAGGTTGGAGTTGTTTCAGTAACCGATAGTCTTGAAGTTACGGATGATCTTCTTGTTAAGAGAAATACCCGTCTTATTGGAATATCAACAGTTCAAACTGGATTAGTTCCACTTACAGATGAAGGAGCTTATCTTGGAACCACATCTCTTCCATTCTCAGAAGCACACGTCGGTGAAATTAGAATCGCGGTAAGTGACAATAATACAATTGATACTGCAACAGGAGGTCTAAAATTACAATCTCATACAAATCAAACAACTATTGATGATTTGTTTACAGTTACTGGAATCTCAACATTCCAAGACCAAGTTGTATTGAATAATAGTCTTGTTCCAGATAATGATAAGGGTGCTTTTCTTGGAACAAATCAACTTGCATTTGGATTAGCACACATTAATGAAATACAAATCGGAGTTTCTGGGGAAAGTGAAATTGATACCAGAAGTGGTAATTTGATACTGGACTCTAAAACAGGATTTACCTCAATTGATGATAACCTAACAGTATCTGGATATTCGTATTTTACTGGAATAACAACATTCAATAGTCTTCTCGATGCTAATGGTGGAGCAACAATCGATAATGTTCAAATTGGCGTCAGTGGTAATAATGAAATTGATACTTCTTCTGGCAATTTAACGATTGATTCTGCCGGTGGAACTATTGTAATTGATGATAGTTTAACTGTAAATCAAAATTTAGATATAACTGGAATATCGACATTTAATAATAATGTAAATATCAAAGGAACTGATAAGAATTTCACAATTATTGATGGAAACAATAATACTAGATTTACTGTTGCTACGAATACTGGAAATACAACTATTTCTGGTACTTTAAGTGTTAATGGTAACACAACTCTTGGAAATGAAAATACTGATTCTACATCAGTTAATGGTTCAATATCAGTAAGTAATGGATTTACTGTAGCAGATGGTGGACTAACGGTTACTAAAGGTGGACTAACGGTTACTGCTGGTGGACTAACAGTTAGTGCCGGTGGAATTAATGCATCTGGTCAAACAGTTACGGCAACTACCTTTAATGGAAATGCAACTACTGCAACAACTGCCAGTAATGTAGTCGGCGGTGCAAGTAGAGTTCTTTATAATAGTGCATCTAATACTACAGCAACATCTGCTAATTTAACGTTTGATGGAACAACTCTCAGCGTTGGTGCATTATCTTCGGCTGGTGATATAACTGCATTTGCTTCCGATGAAAGACTTAAAACCAATATCAAACCACTTGAAAATGCCCTTGAAAAAGTTCTGTCTCTGAGTGGATTTACATATAACTTTAATGAAATTGGTTCTACACTTGGATTCAGCACTAAAATAACACATGTTGGTGTTTCGGCACAGCAGATTCAAGCAGTTCTTCCAGAAGCAGTTTCTCCTGCTCCAGCAAATAATGATTACTTGACTGTTAAGTATGAAAAGATTGTCCCATTACTTATTGAAGCTATTAAAGAACTTGCAGATAAGGTAGAAAAACTAGAGCAAAAGTTAGCTGATAAATAACTAAAAAGTCTAAGAAATGGCAAATTATAATAAGTCATTTAACTTCAGAAATGGAGTACAAGTTGATGAGGATAATTTTCTAGTTAATTCACTAGGTTTGGTTGGAATTGGAACAACAATTCCGAAATCAGATTTAGATGTTTATGGTGATGTTTCTGTAAGTGGTCTTACTACAACTAATTTTTTATATGCAGGTATTGCAACTTTTTCACAAGTTAATATAGGAACTGGTATTACAATTATAGGTAACACTGGTTCAATATCTGCTAAATTTTTTGGTGATGGTGCTGGTTTATATAATATTCCAACTTCTCAATGGGTGGACGTAGATCCGGCGGTATTTCCTGGAGTTGGAGCAGGATATTCCAGCATATATGCTGCAGGAACTGTCGGTATTGGAACCACAATACCAAGATTTTATCTTCAAGTTGGTGGTAATCCAACCTTAGGAGAAGTGGGTGTAGGAATTAATTCTACTGGAAATATTAATGCAACTGGAATTCTAACAGCTGGATTTTTTGTTGGTTCCGGAGCTGGAGTAACATCAATAAATGCTTCTAATATATCATCGGGAACATTAAATGCATCAAGACTTCCAGTAAACATTAATATAAGTGGAATAGGAACTATTGCAACTCTTAATAGTTCTACAGGTATTATTACTAGCATTACTGGTGTTGCTGCTACTGTTGGTGTCTTGACAGCAACTAATGCCGTCATCGGAATTGGAACTATTGCAACTCTGAATAGTTCTACAGGTATTATTACTAGCATTAC